GCACGTAATTATTTACTCCATTCAAGGAAACGTTTTGGGCATTTAATGGCGTCGACCCAATGGCCTTGTCAGTTGTTACGTCAGGAAGCGGGCTCACCTTCCTACTAGTCGCAGGACATTGCAGTGTCCTAACCCTTTTCCAAGCACTTGGTGCATGTTGCAAACGAACGCCCTCTCACAAGGGGACCTCACTTGTACCGCGCGGTTTCCGTGGCGCTAACCTGCCTTACCAAGGTAAGACAGGATCGTAGACCAAATCGTGCTCTTTCAATCCATGCACTAATTCGGTAGAATCATAATGTTCTTCTATAACTATTTGGCAGTCAGGCGTGATGCCAAATGCCTTCCAGAAACTGTATCGAGCTTGGTCGTCAATGGTCTTGACCTTCTCTCTCATGTTCCTGTACTTATTTTCCAAATGATATTCGTCAAACACGTTCTTCATAGGAGCAGTGCCTTTTCCGGCCCGCTCCATCATGCAGTAAAAGCTCTGATAGATCGGTATTCCGCCGGCAATACTGCAGCCACCTTGGCCAACAGCACTACACCACGCCTCGAAATCTATCTTCTTAGATAAGTCTTTCTTAGACATGCAGTCTTTGGAGATGCCATTGATCACATTGCGGACCATAATTGGGCCATCAGAAGTGATCACTGGTCGGGCTTGGCAGAAGTCAATTTCCTCAAAGACGTCCACCGCCTTCTCAAACTTCATACGGAAGCCCATTTCTCGATACCATTGTTTGGCACCTTCCATAAACTTAGCGAGATCTTTTCTCTCAATTATAAACCCCGCATCATCTCCATTGCAGAAGAATCGGTGTTTCGTGATTTTACAGTATTCTAGATACGCGTATGCCATGGCGGCGGTAAGCAGGGTGTTTCCAAGTGCAGTGTTTGGATCACCAGACGCACGCTTGCCGTCAATTTTGAACGATAATCTGCCATCAGGAGCCCTAGCTTTTCCGATGTTGTTCAATTGCCATTTCATCAATTTTGCGAAATATTTGTCACCAGGATAGAATAGCTTATAAATGGCGTGTTCCCACATGAGGGCAATAACTGACACGCACTGTTCAAATCTAGAGGCGTCGGCCATAATGGCGACAGGGTCCTCGAATTCAGACCAATGCGAGTATAGTATTTCTGCCACTCGTCTCATATTATAGCATTTCATTACTACCAAGTAACCAAATAGTTTAGCTACGATTTTAAAAGTTTTGTTTTCCAGGGGTTTGATGTACCTCCCCGCCTCAACAAGATACTCGTCGAATCTTGGATTAATTCCACGAGGCACTGGGTTTCGTTTGATGGTAAAGTTGTAGGTTTCGTATTTCATGAAGAACTTGAGGAAGGCATCTTTAACACAGATCGCCCTTCTACTCAACTCTTCCACTGCCAAGGTATATCGCTCCTTTTTACGTCCCGTGAATAGGCCGGGGTAAGCGGACCTTTCAATAGGGAGGCAAAACTGCGAGTAAGCCTTGAATGCTTTAGTGAAACTCTTCAACCGTTTCATAAACGTCTCAGGATTCGGTACTGGAGGAGATGCACATTTCCCATCTTCATTGATGTAGAAAAGTCTCTCATTCACAGCCCTAGCCGCACCTTGTATGGTGTTGTTGTAGGCTAGATACACTTGTCCGGGTGAGGCTCCACAGATAAAGTGCGTACGTCTAGTCTTTGTAATCCCCCAATATTCGTCGACCTTCAAATCAGGGTGGTAAGGGAATTCACTACTCGGTGAATCCACCCCAGGTCGGCTAACTGGGCCTCCTCAGGCCCCCGACGGGGGCCTGGCACGCACTATTCTCCCGAATAGATGGCGGTAGGAGGGCCTTTCATATGACCACCAACGGTTGGTCAAGGCTTCTTGTCGGCTCACCACTACTGGTGTCGCCATTAACCGGTTCGCATTGATCTCGTGCACATTAGGTACGAACACGAGGTTAGTGGCCAGCGGGACTATTGCAGCAGCGTGCCTGATATGTACTATCTCGGAACACCGCCTCTTTATCCACTGGTTGACCACC